ATAAGGGTCTCTTTAATGGAATAAGAACTTTCGGGTTGAAACACCGTAAGAACTTTTCCAAGGTTATAGGCCTGTTACAGGCATATACCACACTTTACTCTCCTAGGTTAACTCCTACCCAAGAACGTAAGTTCTTAGATGGCGTCAACTCAGGTAAATATGAAACTCCACGTCTATACCATGATTGCCTTCGTGCAGCTGTTAAACATATTGGCTTAAAAAGAGCGTGGATCTCTGATCCTCACCCTTATGCCCTTATGAGCACTAGTGATAGTAAAAGTTGTCCTCTTGTCGACGGTCATTCTTACAATGAGAATGATAATCATCTGAATGGGCTGATGTTTCTAACCCAGACAAAAACAGGTAGGTCAATTGTAAAAGATTTTCCGCAACTGGTTCAACCAGCTTTGGAAGGTATCGAACCTCTGAAACTCGATGGCGGTAATCCGCTTTTTATCGATTCAGTGGGTAGAATTGGATTAATCCAAGAGGCAGGCTACAAGCTTCGTGCTGTAGCTAACCCCGCTCGAATATATCAGCGTTTATTGGAACCCTTAGGGGATTCAATCTACTCGATGTTACGAGATCTACCATGGGATTGTACCCATGATCAATCAAAACCTTTTATTACTATCCAAGCCCATCTCAAGAAAGGATTAATCACCTATTCTGTCGATTTATCAGGAGCTACGGATTACTTTCCGTTAGATATCCAGATGACTGTTTTAGATTCTATTTTCGTCCGCAAGGATTATTTAGATCTATTTCAGAGGCTTTGCACTGCAGGCTGGTTCTATAATGATTCTAATGGAAATCGCAAGATTATATCTTGGGACAGGGGTCAACCTCTAGGTTTATACCCTTCATTCGGAACCTTTGCTTTAACACATGGATTATTACTTTACTCCCTTAACGGCTTTTCCCATGATGGGAAATTCTTCGTTTTAGGAGACGATGTAATAATATTAGACTCTAAACTGTACACTAAATACACTGCTTTTCTTGAACGGACTGGTTGCCCGTTCTCGAAACAAAAGTCCATAAATTCAGCTTACTTAGCTGAATTTGCCGGTAGGATAATTACGTCTGATGACATAATCAATCAACCTAAATGGAGAGCAGTCTCTGACAATAACTTTATAGATATTGTTAGAAATTTAGGACCTTCTAGTATGCGCCTACTTAAACCAAGACAGCGAAAAATCGCTAGAAAACTTTATGATATTCCCGAATTCCTTGGTGGAATTGGGTTTAATCCTAAAGGTCTTTCTCTTAGTGAAAGATACTCTAAGTATCTTAGTTATCAGAAGGAGGTTAGTAAGTCATACCTCATGAGCTATAACGAGAAAATCAATCATCACAATTACTATGATGGTTTGAAATACTCTTTTACTCCTGAC